GTGTAACATAATCCCTGACCTGTGATTTTGCCTTGTTCACATCGTCTTGAACATCTATCAGAAGGTCTACAAGAGATGTTTGCTCTGAAACCTGCATATTGTAATTATAAGAGAAAACCGGGAAAACATCAAAATTAGATGTGGGGTTTGGCATATCTGTATCAAGAACAACTGCGTTGCTAAAGTGAGGTATAATTGCAGTTACATGAATTCTGTCCTCATCAAACTCTGATATCTTCTGTATGTTTGGATTTTGGCTTGATATCTTATTAAAATCACCCCTTGGAAGATTCATATAATTCTCACCATCAAATATCCGGTACATCTTCCGGGTGACCCTTTCTTGCATCTCTAAAATCTTGTATCGGTCATTCTCTTTATCATAACCCTCTGAGTTATTAGAACTAAACTCTTTGTTAGCAAACCTCTGGAATACCTGACTTAACTGGTTCCACCAGTTTACCTTTTCAACAATTTTGTACTCTTCCGGCTTTATTCCATACTTTTCTTTAATGACCGAGAGGGGTTCCCAGCCCTCCTTGATTATCCAACGACATTTTTCGAGCCTGTAGTCTGAACCTTTTGTTTCCGGGTCTGGGAACACCCTCATGTTATTCAATACTTCGTAGTGGAAATCCAAGTATCCTTCATTGGTCATTTCAAAACTTCGCTGTATCCAACCACCTACCCTCGTACTTAAAGCATCTACGAAAGCAATCTGTAATTTATCCTCAACATCCTGCTTATCAACAAGAGCGTTCCATCTGCCCTGAATAATATCGCAAATATCTATGCTGTCCCTTGTGGTAGGTTTAAAACTTGCACTTCTTCTGTTTAACTGCTCGTTACCCTGAAGAGTTGAAATTATGGGTACGATAATATTGTATTTTAAGGTGGGTTTTTTCAGCTTTTGTGCAGCTGATACTTCACTGCTAGACCATGAGTTATTGTTTACATATCTAACAGCTTTTTCGGAGGCAGTTCTGGCATCTGTGAAGGCTCTCACAGCAAACCTGTATGCCTTTAAAACTTTATCTGATGTGGTGGTTTCTCCTCCGGTTCCCCCGGATGTTCCACCCGACTTGTTACCTTCGTCAGCTAAAGTCCATGTTTGGCTTTTATACCAATCGGATGATGTTGCCAATTATAAAGTTTTCCAGTTTCCTATTCCATCGTTTCCTCTATTCTTTACTCTAGAACGCCATCCTCTCTCACTCTCATTTTCATCACTTATTCCTTGAAGAAGTTTCGTTGCTCCATACCTAAGAGCATCATAATGATGGTCTTCTGAATGTGTATCAATATCTTCAGGGTCGTTTTCAGCTGCTGGTAAATTAGGTATTGTTTCAATACAATTCAAACAATTATCTGTGACCCTTATTTTTGCGTTACCTTTAAAAGGAACTTCAAAGCACTCATAGACCACTTTCGCCCCAGATTTTCTGTCATTGTTTCCTTTGCTTAAATGTATCTCCTCATCCCTATAAAACATCTGTGGAGAATATAACATACCCTCTTTTTCTGAATGTTTTGCCCAGTATGCTGGGTCTGCAATATCATCATCAAAATCAGGATTCTTCAGTTTATATTTTTTCCATGAATATTCAATTACCTTTTGGGCTTGTTTACTCGCTGAAAGACCTCTTTCAGTAATCTCATCAAAAATGATAAGCTCATCATCACTGTTAACAGCAGCGAAAAGACAAACAAATGGATTCTTTGTCCCATAATCATAAAATCTATACAGCGAATGTGTGTCTTTTGTGAAATGTTTCCCATATGTGAACTTCTCCTTTGGGATTACATGGTGAACTATATTAAAATTATCAAAAAATGTTCCGGCAAAAACATCCCATCTCCCCTCAAGCCACATTGCTCTTAATATTGGATTTAACTTCTTTAACTTTCTTACATAACCGGGGTCGTTATTAGTCAGTGTCGGATTATCAAACACTGTTGCCGGGATAAATTGGTAGGTAATCTTTTCATCATCCTTAAACACCTTTCCGGTATCAAATCTCTGATAATGAACATCAAATTCTTTATTATATACTTTATCACCCACCGGAACTGGTGGGCATCTTTCCACAAATCTCTTTTTAAGCCAAATATGTCCAATATTCCCCGGATTGGATGTAAGACACATCTGTGGTGGAAGCTCTTTGTTGCTGGTTCTTACACTGGTGGATAGCTCGTCTACCCAAGTTTCTGGGAACTGGTTAGCTTCATCTATGCCGATGAAGTTATAATTTCCTCCAATGTAGTTGTCTAATGCTCGTCTATCTTGACAATGTACGAGATATACCTTTGCTCCACTTGGGAATAGGTAACATTTATTTCTCTCCTGCCAACTGGCATTGTAGAGCTTGTATAGCTTGTTACATTCGGGCTTGAGATTCCTCTCAAGTTGGGGATAAGTTCTTCTGACAAGTAACGCAATGTAGTCTGGGTAATCGATACTGAGTTTTTCCACCCGGGCTTCAACCAGCTGATTATCACCTCGAAGTGATTTCGCTTCTTTTTCACTTATCTTGTCACCCTTGTAAAGATAATGCCATTTTCTCGGTGTTAGTGCAGCTTTCCATGCAAGTGTAAAACTCTTACCACCACCCCTAGCTCCACCATAAAACACCCAATTGGCTGTTGATTGTAGAAATTCAATCTGCTTTCCATCATGTGGCTGGAATGTGTATTCATTCTTCACGAATTCGCTTAAATATATGAACTATCGGCAAAAGAAACATTTTTGACATATCGTCATCCCCACCTTTAACCACCCTAACATCTTTTCTCCAAAAATTCTTCTTACTACGCTGATAATTCAAATCCTTTTTTAACTCTTCAGTGTCATAACCAATGAATCCAACCATCTTATCATCCTTATACAAACAATGAATCCAATAATCAGACTCAGTTACAGAAATTCCTGAAGGCTTGTCTGTTCTATCGTTCCAAAACTCAATCGCAAGATTTCCAGTTTTTATCCATGTGTCCCTTTCAGATTTAATCTCACACTTATCCCCCTGTGACTTTAAAATCTTACCAAAATCACCCTCTCCCTTTTCGCCAAATGCTAAATCTATATCGAATTTAGAGAGTTGTTTCCTTTCGTCTTCAGAAGGGTAGGTCATCAGTAACAGCTTCCTGTTTTGCATCTCCTATTAAGTTTTTGATTTCCTCTTTTGACATCTCAGTTGTCTGGTCTGTCTTAACCTCACTCGGGTTTTCTTCGTCCCGGTCTTCCCAAGGTTTTATCCTGAGTCCAATATAGGGCTTATCTTGTTTAGATATATTGTTCCACCCGGCTACTGAGTACTTAACACCATCCAGCACTAAACTACCAGTAAAATCCGGCTGTTTGTCTGACTCCTTTTTGTCATTGTTCCATAGTCTACCCTGACCCTCATTGTCCCATTGATTTAGATTTGTCGACATTTTCTTCCTCTTTCCTTTTAATTGTGTTATAAAATTCTGCGTATGTATCACATTCGCTACTCGAACAACTTAAATTTGCAACTATACCATCATCTTCCATACCATAGTCCTCAAATGTAAAATCACCACCCCAAATTAACTCCGAACCACAAAACCAGCAACTTGATTTCATTGTTTTCTTGTTGTACCAATTTTTCTATACCTTCTTTGTCTTTGCATTGGGGTTTCTTCATTACCATTCCACCAACCATTCCCCCACCACCAGCCATTTCCATTCTTTGAAAATAACTTGTCCCGGTCTTCTATGTACTGTGGGTCTGTAAAAATATAAGTCTTGTATGGGAATACCCAATCAATAGTCTCCTTCCAGTTTGCACTTGCCATTTCTCTTCTCCTATGTACTCCAATCTGCTGTTGTAAAAATTTAAACCTGAAATTCATAGGGCAACATTTTTAGTCTCGCCAACCAAAAACAACCTACAGAAAAACACCTTCTCGTTCAAGTTATTCATGCTGCCCTAATTCTTTTTCCTCGTTTAATTTAACATTCATCTCGTTCTTTCGGTTTGTTACTACCTGTGGGTAACTCAAACCCTCTTCACCATCCATGAACTGTAACCCACTATCCTTGAATGGATATTCCCTCGTCCTGATTGGATTGTTATCACCATACCACCTCTTTGTCGGCTTTGCCATAACCTTACCACGAGAACACTTACAAGCCATGTTCATAATGTGGTAAACACTGTTCTTAATGTTCGGGTCTTCAACCCAAGGAACCCAGCCTGTACCATCACAGTAATAACAGCTACTCCTATTCAATTTCAACTTTCTCCATAGGCTGAACCTTTCTCTTCACTGCCAAAACAGATTTGAACACCAGAAAAACATTGTCTGAGTTCTCTGCATGGCTTAATAATGCCTCTGCCTCATCCTCAGCAGCGTTTAATGTCATGTATGTCGTGGTGGACATCATCTCTTTCTCTGTGTTGTAAAGACTGTAAATGCTCTTCATCTTTTTCTCTTTCATTTGTTTCCTCACTTCTCTTATTTGTTTGTTTGTACAATATGTACAGCTGTATTTGTGGGAGTGTTTATCGAAAGTCAGCTTACCTGTGTTACACTTCGGACACATATCGCTGTATTCGACACTCTTTAAGTATTTTGCTGGAGTAACAAAATTATTATTATTTTTCATCCCTAACTTCAATCCCATGTCAGATAACTTAAACTCTATCTCTGACAGCGACTTTCTGCCAAGATTCCTTATCTCCAACAACTCACTCCCTTCTCTTGCCACTAATTCATGGATATTCCATATATCTGCCGAATGTAAACAATGAAGACTGCGTGGAGACAATTCCATATTATAAACCGGAGTGTTAAACATTTTCTTCATTGTGTTAATATGCTCCATCTAATTGACCCTCCTCTTTGTAAACACTCTTTCCATAACTTTCTTTTCTTTTATTTATTTTCTTTTCTTTTAGTTCTTTATTAATACTAATATATACTATACTATACCTAAGCCCCTTAGAAGCCCCTTCGAAGCCCCTTGTAAGCCCCTTCCAAGCCCCTTCAGGGGTCAACAAGCCGTTATCGTCTAATAATTTGATAATTTGCCGGTGTGCAAGATTGGAATAATTGAGTTCATTACTTTTTTGCTGAAACTTAATAAATTTAGGTATGAAAAATTTATCATCATCAATTTTGACAATCCTTCCATTGAAAACCTTTAGTATTTCACCCTCTGTAAACTCCAAACCATTGAAAATGTAACCAACCATACCAAAATTAATGCTCCAAAATCCTGCGTTGTCACACTTCTTTGTGATATATTCCCAAAATAACTTGTATTGATTAGGTAACTCCTGAAACCATGCCTTCTCATACAAACCTGTGTCAGTAAATCTCTTTGCCATGTTTTACTCTCTCTTTTTTAGTGTATGTTTCTGAATCGCTCTTTATTCTCTCTATTAATTCAGCCCTAGTGTCTCCCTCTGCTATTGTAATATATACCCCAGACTTAGTCCTCTTCTTTGCGTAAAACTTAGACTCCTTCATTTGTAATCCTTCTGGGCAAACCCTGCACCCAACGAATGGTCGTGTATGTCAGAATCAAATCCATCATCCTCATCTCCAACATCCCTGTAATGTATGCTGTCATCACTCCACCTGTTCCGGTTTAACCACCTCCTGACATCATCCCAATCGTATCTAATCGTCTTTCCCTGTAAATCGGCTGTGTTATCTATAGCTACTGGCATACCTGCCTGTCTCCACTTATATATTGTCTGACGAGTAACCTCTAGTAAATTACAGAGGTCAGTCGTCTTTATTAATTTCTTTATTTCCATTCTTTTTAGGTTGGTTAAATATTGACATGACTTTCTTTATCTCATTCATGCTCATTGTGGCACTTTTATTGGAAAATCTGTCGAAAAAACTGTCTACAATACTGTTTATCTGATGTTCCCTCATTTGATGAAATGAAGATACCTCGTTTAAAAGCTTCTCGTAGTGCTCTTGCTGCTTGGCTAACTCTTTAAAGTGCTTTTTTATCGTGATAAACACATACAATCTTAACACCATTGTGTAACTTATGTCAACCAGAATATTTCACCTGTTTTGTGTAAGAGCTGTATATAACGATACTACCGGGGGGCAGTCCCATGCCC